CAGAACAATGTGACTTTGGCCTCAGTTACAGGAATGGCGGCTCCTTCGGCTAGCGGAGGCATTCAGACGGTCATCATGGTCGATTCCGAGATTATGACGGTGGAATCGGTCAACACGACCACGCTGGTCGCAAGCGTTCAACGCGGGCAGTTCGGAACCAAGGTCGCCGCTCACGGAAATGGAGCGAACGCTTATTACGGCGCTCCGCAGTATTTCCCGCAGTTTGGTCCTCCCGGATTTCCCTCTTCCCAAGGGCGGTATCGGTATTTCACCACGCCATCCATTCAGTCAAGTTTGACTGGTTTGGGGCATTCCACGACTGACACCGCTGGCGGATTGTTTATCGCCGACGTGACGGTCGGGAAGTTGATGATTTCTAGCGGGGCAGCCGTGCTGAACGGCGCGACCGTTGGAACCGACTCCAACTACGTGTACCTGTACGACTACAGCGGAACGCTCATTGCATCGAGCGCTTCGGCCCTGACCTCGGGGGCTTCGGCCTTCCAGCAACGGGCGTGGTTGCAGCCGACCGTCCTTCCAGCGGGGCAGTATTTCCTCGTCTACCAGACGAATGGAACGACTGACACCTTCCAGACCATCGCAACCGCGACATGGGTTGAGACTCTGGCCACAACCGTATCGGGGACGGCGGGCAGCCCTCCGGCGAACATCACCGTGCCGACCACGTTCACGGCAAGCCAGGGCCCAATCGGGTACCTGTACTAACTAGTAACTGGGGGGCTGGTCCAATGACTGGCCCCCGTATTCTATTTTGGAGGAACCATGCAACCACCGATGTTGAACGGAGTACAAAAGCCAGCCGATGCCATTGCGCGTGGGCCCCACCGTTTCGATGAGGCAACGCGCAAGTATGTAGAAATTCAGCCTACATTTAGCGAGTACCCGCGCGCGATGTGGCACGCTACCGAAGGTGAGGGGCTGGCGGAGAGCAAAGCGCAGCAAGTCCACATGGAAGCCAACGGCTGGCAGGCCAAGCCGTTTCCGGCAAAACCTGTGGCCAAAGAGACCGTTACCGCCCCTGCCGCTGATCTGGCGTTGATTGTTCTGGATCAGCAGCGGGTTATGAGGCAGATGCAGGAAAAGCTGGAACAACTGGAAGCATCGCAGCCGACCACGGCCCCGGCCATTCCAGAAGTTCCGCGAAGGATGGGCCGCCCTCCTGTGTACCCCCTGACAATGGTCTCAGCCGAAGGGCAGCGCGAAGTACACAGCAAGGCGGAGCGGGACACACTCGAAGCGAAGGGCTGGAAGCTCAAGGAAGAGTAGACTCCCCTGAATTGCTCGTGCTACTATTGGTAGCGGAGGCACCAATGAGCAAAGGAAAAGAGCTACTTCGCATCGGAATGGACTATAAAGAACTCGGTATTTCTCTGGTCGAGAAGGCCCAAGAACAAGAACGTGAGCAAACAGAGAGGGTGGTCGTTAACGGCGTCCAGTCAATCCTGAAGGACATCGCCACACAAGAGAGCATCATCGAGCAAGCGAAAGAGCGCGTAGAGAAACAAAAGAGTCGCGTGGAAGCTCTCCGCAAGGGTCAATTCACCGTTAAATTCAACACAGGAATGCACGCTCCTGCAATCGAGTTTAAGGATGCGTCTTTGAACGCGAGTCTTTGACGATCTTTTCAGCCTGAAAAGGATCGCTAGGCCCTATGGCTCCCACCTCTGGATTAACGGCGCGTATTACGAGAAGCCGTCTTGGATACTGGATTATCAAACGATTCTATGAGTCGCGTCGTGGTGTCGGCTTGGAAGTGTGATCGCAAGTCATGCGGCCACGTGTGGCTTGCGATCACTAAACCTAAATCGTGCGCTAAGTGCAAAAGTAAATCGTGGGACAAGCCTAACAACTAAGTGCCTCTTCCGCCTCCCATTACCCCAATTCCGGGGATGACCGCGTGCGGCCTCGATATCATCAAGGGGGCCATGCGTGCCGTCAATATTCTCTCCGCCGGCAGAACTCCGACCTCAACCGAGGCAGAGGACTACATTGCGATCCTGAATCAGTTTCTCGACGCCTGCAACGCGGAGAGGCTGATGATCTACACTATTCCGCGACTGGGGCCGTTCAGCTTGACCCCAGGCCAGCAGGCGTACACTGTCGGCCCAGGAGGGTACATCAATATCCCTCGCCCTCCCCGAATTGAACTCATCACGATTCTCTGGTTAGGCAATCCTCAACAGCCTTCCGAAATCCCATTGGACATGCTGGACGAAGCAGGATGGGCCAGCCTTCCGGTAAAGAACATCGGTTCTCCTCTGCCTGAGAAAGTTTGGGACGATCTCGGCTTTCCGCTCCGAACGCTGAGTTACTGGCCGTACCCCAACGGCCAGACGATTCAGACCGTTCTCTACCCGTGGCAGTCCCTATCATTCTTCCCAGACCTCATCACACAGATGAGCTTCCCTCCGGGGTACTTAGAATTCCTTCGCTATAACCTTGCGATCAGGCTGGACAATGCCGAGATTACTCCTCAGGTAGAGAGACTGGCGATGGAATCGAAGGCGAGGATCAAGAGCTTCAACACGCCAATCTTAACTTTGCAAGTGGATGGGGATTTGGTGAGCACTCGGGCGATTGAGTATGACTGGTTAACCGATCTGCCTATCGTGAGAGGGCGGCAGTTCTAAATGGCACGTATATCCTTCGCTGGTGGTTCTTATCAGTCGCAGAGCCCGAACGCCGACTGTGAATACACTCAAAACTGGATTCCCGAGGCCATTGAATCCGGGGTTGGAGCTTCTGGGATTGCGTTGTACGAGACTCCCGGCCTGAACGTCTTCGCTACCCTGACGGGGATGAAGCAGCTCATCACTGGATTCATCTTCGCCGGAAGGCTGTTCTTCATCGCCGCCAATTTGCAGAATCAGTACCTCTGGGAAGTGTTTCAGAACGGCGGGTCGATCAATCGCGGCACCCTTGGACCTGCGGGAGGGCCTGCTTCGCTGGTAGCAAACAACGCGAGTCAGTTGTTAGCTTGCAGTTCGGGAACCCTTTGGATTATGAACTTGGTGAGCAACATTCTCACTGAGTTGGATACGACCAGCGGCAACGTGCTGATTGGTCCTGTGGCGAAGATCAGCTTCAGTGATGGATTCTTCGTCGCCCAAATTGCGAACTCCCAAACCTTGCAGGTTTCTTCGCTCTTGAACGGAACTGCTTCCGGTTGGAGTCCGCTGAATTTCACCATTGTTTCGGTATTTGCCGATCAGATCGTTGCCACACTGGTAGACCATCGTGAGGTGTGGGTATGGGGGCCGAAGCAAACGATTCCCTACTTCGATGCAGGAGCGCCAATCTTCCCCTACCTTCCGGTTCCGGGTGGATTCATTGAGCAGGGCATTGCCGCCGCGCAGAGTCCAGTAAAACTCGATAATAGCGTGATGTGGATTGGGGCGGACGAAAGAGGCTGGGGAGTAGCATGGAGGGCGAATGGTTATCTTCCTACTCGAATCAGCAACCACGGCATTGAGCAGGAATGGCAGAGCTTCCCGACTATCGCGGACGCCATTGGGTATCCGTATCAGGACCGAGGACATTCGTTCGCGCATTGGTACTTTCCTTCCGCAGGTAAGTCCTATCGCTACGACGTGGCAACTGGCCTCTGGCACCATGCTACCTACGGTGTCAACGGGCAAGCACATTTGAGTCAGTGCCATGTATTTGCTTATAACCAGCACTTAGTGGGGGATCGGCAGAGCGGAAACGTGTACACGATGTCGATCCAGTATTCCACGGACAATGGAACTCCGATCCAGAGGGTGAGGCGTGGGCCTCCGGTGCTGGCGGAACTCGATTACATGCACCTTCATCGGTTCAGAGTCTATGTCGAATCGGGATTAGGGCCGCAACCCCCGTTACTAGATGGCCGGGGAAACCCGCGTGATCCGCAGATGTACTTCAGGGACAGTCGGGACGGCGGCCACACGTGGAGTGACACAGTAAGTCTCGACTGCGGACAGGCCGGGGATTTCGGCAAACTCGTAGAGGTTAGAAGGCTCGGAAGGGCCCGAAGCTGGGTTCCTGAAATCAGCACGACCGATCCAATTCAGTGGCGGATTGTAGACGCCTACCTTGATGCGCCGGGTGCGGACTTCAAGGGTCAGCAGCAGAGATTGGCGAAACAGGTCGCACAGGTCGCATAAAATGGAGGCTTGGAATGGATTGTTTCCTAGAATTACCGCATCTTCCTGCCACGATGGACGTATTCAACCTTCAACACCAAAAACTCGAAACGGTGCCAGTGAAAGGTTATGGAGTGCGAGTCATTGAAGCGGAATTCCCACCTTCCGGCATGGCCTACTCGACACTAGTCAAGGAGGGGGTGTGGCTCATTGTTTGTCCTTTGGTGGTCACGGAGTTTGATGAGTCAACTGGAGTTCCCTCAAATGCAGTCAAGAGCGGGACTGCCGACTGTTATAGCGCATGAGTTCAGTCACCCAAACTTTTGCTGGACTTCAACGCACTCCACTACTGGACAATCAGCAGAACGTTAGCTGGCAATGGATACAGGGGTTTAATTCTCTGGCGCAGGCGGTAGGAACCCCGGCT